TAGACTTTGAAGATAGTTCAGCTTTAGGTAATGATGTATCTGGTAATAATAACGACTTTACTGTGAACAACCTAACATCTATTGACCAAACTACTGATACTTGTACTAATAACTATGCAGTCTTAAATCCTTTAGCTTATAGATTAGATTCTGGAGTTAGCAAACCAACATATTCAGATGGTAATACAACAGTTAGTTATGCTTCTGATGGTGGTGCTGGTAAAAGTTCAATGGGTACAATTTGTTTTGATACAGGAAAATGGTATTGGGAGTATAAAGTTAATTCTGCAAATGATACTGTTTTTGGTGGCATAACAAGAGCAGATTATGACCCTAATGATAACTTTGCTGGAAGAAGTATTTATTATAATAAAACTGGTGCATTATCTGTTGGTACTGGAACTGGTGGAACAGCAGATGGAAGTTATGGAAATAGTTATACAACAGGGGATATAATATCAGTAGCTTTTGATTGTGATAATGGTGTTATTTGGTTTGCTAAAAATGGAACATGGCAAAATTCAGCAACACAAGCTGAAATAGAAGCTGGAACTACAACTAATTCAGCAACAACAGGAATTACATTAAATCAATTTTGGTCGCCTTTTTTAGAGGGTGCAGATTCTGGTATGTCTATAAATTTCGGCAACCCAGCATTCTCAATCACATCAGGAAATAGTGATGGTAATGGCTATGGAAACTTTGAATATTCTGTTCCATCAGGATACTATTCCCTCAACGTTAAAAACTTAGCGGAGTATGGATAATGGCATACACAACAATAGATAAACCCACAGATTATTTTAATATTGTTTTACATTCAGGAGATGGTACATCTCCAGAACAAATAACAGGATTTGGATTTCAGCCAGATTGGGTTTGGACTAAAACAAGAAGCAATACAAATAATCATACATTGTTTGATAGTGTAAGAGGTGCTGGTGCAAGTAAAGAATTATCATCAAATTTTAATACTGCTGAAGGTGGTGTTGATACTACAAATTATGGTTATTTATCTTCATTTGATAGTGATGGATTTACTGCTACTTCAGGTTCTTTAGGAATAAATTATTTTAATTATAGTGGTGATACTTATGTTAATTGGGGTTGGTTAGCTGGTGGCACAGCATCATCAAACACAGATGGTACAACAACATCTAATGTTTCAGCAAATACTACAAGTGGATTTTCTATTGTTACTTTCACAGGAACAGGAAGTACAGCAACAATCGGTCATGGATTAGGAGCATTACCATCAACTGTAATTGTTAAATGTAGAAGTGATGGCACTTCAAATTGGGTTACTTGGCATAAAACATTTACAACCAATAATGATTATGTTCAGATAAATGATACTAATGCAAAACTTAATTTTGGTTTAATTAATAATACATCTAATACAACTTCTGTTTTTGGTTTAACAGGTGATGGTAATGTAAATGGAAGTGGCAGAACTTATGTTGCTTATGTTTTCTCAGAAAAAAAAGGCTACTCTAAGTTTGGCTCATATACAGGTAATGGAAATGCAGATGGTACATTTGTCTATACAGGTTTTAAACCAGCTTTTGTAATTGTGAAACAAACTAATGCTTCTGGAGAAGGTTGGCATATATTAGACAATAAAAGGTCTGGTGCAAATGGAGATATGGAAAGATTATTAGCAAATAGTTCTAATGCTGAAAGCAATTATTCTGGTAATTTAGATTTATTATCTAATGGTTTCAAAACAAGAATTAATGATGCTGGAGTTAATGGTTCTGGCTCAACATACATCTACATGGCATTTGCTGAAAATCCATTTGTTACGTCATCTGGCGTACCAGCGTGTGCTAGATAGAAAGGAATAATAATGAAATTTATTTTAGCATTTTCTATTTGCTCTGCGATAACTGGTTTCTGTAATAATACAATGACTATTGATAAAGATTATAAATCATGGTCGGAATGTGTTGGTGCGGGTGGTCAAATGATTGTTGATCTTTCAGAGAAAAAAACAGATATGTTAAATAAAGATAAATTATATATGAGTTATTTTTGTAACGAGATAGAGATCGATGAGAAGAACAGCTAAAAGAAAATCATTAAAACAAACAGTAGAAGATAACAACGCTATTCGTATTTCTTATCATGAAAAAGTTTGTGCTGAAAGAATGAAAACATTATTTAAAGCTATCGATGAAATGCGTAAAGATATTAGAGAACTAAAATCTGATGTAAATAAAAGTAAAGGTGGTTTTAGAGTATTACTTTTAATTGGTGGAGCAATAGCTTCTTTGCTAGGCTTTATTAAGTATCATGGCTAAAAAAAATAAAATTTTTTTCAGAAATTATCATGGCTAGAAGAAAATCCGCAACAGTTGGACTAACTTCTGAGTTATCTGCACAACTCCGTCTTGCAAAAGACCCAGACTTATTGGTATTTATACCTCTTGGTGGTCTTGGTCCTGTAGATATTGTTACTTTAAATATGAATACAGGTGAGTATACTGCTTACGATGTTAAAAGTAAAAATTATCGAAAGAAAGATTACACACCTAAAGATGGGTGTAAAAGAAATACTAAAGGTAGTCTTATCAATCGTCAAACAACTAAAGAACAAAAGAAATTAGGAGTGAAAATAATATACGAATGAACCTTACAAGAAACTTTAGCCTTCAAGAGCTAATCAAATCTGATACTGCAATCCGTAAAGGTATTGATAACAATCCCAATGCAGATCAAATAGAAAAATTAAAAAGACTTTGCGAAAATGTTCTTCAACCAGTTAGAGATCATTTTGGTAGAGTTAAGATAACGTCTGGATTTAGATCTCCAGATCTTTGTGTTGCAATAGGTAGCTCAGTAAACTCGCAGCACGCCAAAGCAGAGGCAGCAGATTTTGAAGTAATGGGTGTAGATAATGCTGAAGTTGCTGACTGGGTGTACACCAACTGTCGACCAGACCAGCTGATTCTTGAGTTCTATAATCCTGGTGAGCCTAACTCTGGATGGATTCATGCAAGTTGGGTTGAATTTAATCCAAGAGTACAGTATCTAAGAGCATACAGAGAAGATAAAAAGGTTCAGTATAAACCTATTCTCGGAAAGGCAGTGGATTTAGTATAATGTGGTTGAATTTATTATCATTAGGCGTTAAGACGGGAGCTAAGATCTATCAAAATAGACAACGAACTAAACAGTTAATGTCAGATGCTCAGATGCTTCATGCTGAGAAGATGGCGAAAGGCGAACTTGAATATAAAGCGAAAGTTATTGAGAGCAATGATAATGGTTTTAAGGATGAATTTGTTCTCATTCTCGTATCTATTCCTATTCTGTTATTGGGTTGGTCTGTGTTCTCTGACGATCCTACGATTCGTGATAGAATAGATTTATTCTTTGAGTATTTCAAAAATTTACCTTATTGGTATCAAGCAATTTTTATAGGTGTGGTATCAGCAATCTATGGATTGAAGGGTGCTGACATAATGAGGAAGAAATGAGTAAAGCAATAGCTAAAATGTTTTCACAACAATTTGGGACTAAGATAACTTTGAAGTCTCAGCAAACAGGTAAGATGTATGGCAAAAAGAAATCTAAAAGAGTTCACTCCACACGAAAGAATTCCAAAAAAAACTAGCATTGGCAAACGACCAAAAATGTCTAGTATGAACAAACATAAGAAACGATCTTATAAACCAAAGAATAGAGGTGGATCATGATAGATAAATTTTGTTACAAATTTTTTGCATCCATAGATAGAGGTATCTCATGGATCGAAACTAAATTAATTGCTGCTAGTACATGGTGTTGGCACAAGAGAGTAATGTTATTAAATAAAAAAAGAAATAAAAAATGAAGATAAGTGAGAACACATCTGTAGCAATGCCAATAAAAAATATGTTGGCGATAATTGGTGGGGTTATAATTGGCGTACTCGCTTGGTCTGATCTCACTGCTAGACTTACTTCACTTGAAACATCAAGAGAGTTAATGAACGCAGATTTATTAAAAGCTAGTGAACAAACTACAGTAGATAAAGAACAGTTTTTATTGCTTGAAGATCTATATGAAACAATAGAAAAGCATCAAGAGTTATTAGATAAAAATATTCATAATCAAGTAATGCTTGAACACATTGAAAAACAATTAGAAAAAGCATTGAATGATATTGAAAAATTAAAAGATGCAAGTAGAGAAATGAAATACACAAATGGTACACACTAATGCAAGAAATTGTTATAGCACTTTTATTAATAGTTAATGGAGAGATCAAGGAGCATAGAATACAAAGCTCTATGTCTGAATGTCTTAAAGGTAAGAGGGTTGCTTCAAGAGGTGTATCACAAAATATAGAATATCAATGTATAAAATCACTTGCAGAAACAGAAATTTATATGGGTGAAAAATCTATCAAATCACTTATACTAGACTAATGAGAAAAAGAGATAAACAACCACCAAAAACAAAAAAATATTTTAGATCAACCAAGTCTGGTGCAGGTATGACTAAAGCAGGTGTTGCAAGATATAGAAGAGAGAATCCAGGATCAAAATTAAAAACTGCTGTAACTAAAAAGAGTGGATTAACTGCAAGAGAGAAAGCTCGTAGAAAATCTTATTGTGCAAGATCAGCGGGTCAAATGAAAAGATTTCCAAAAGCTGCTAAGAATCCTAATTCAAGACTAAGACAAGCAAGACGTAGATGGAGATGTTAATTGAAAAAAACTTGGGTTAGAAACAAGCAAACAGTATTACTTTGTGGGACTTGTGAAGAATGTGGTAGACAGCTATTGAGTAATGAAGGTGGATGGATTATAAGTTATAACAACAAGAAATATTATTGCCATGATGGTAAGAGTGGTTCTTGTTTTGATAATTATTGTGAACGTAAACTAAAGGAGAAACAATATGTACGGAAAGAAAATGAAAAAGCCTATGGCTAAGAAGAAAACAAAAAAAGCTAAAAAAGCAAAAAAAGCAAAAGGGAGAATGTACTAATGCCTGGTAAAAAACTTACAAAAAAACAAATGAAAATTGCTAGAGTTGCTGGTAATCCAAACAAAATAGATGCTGCTGACTTTAGAAAATTAAAAATGTCTAAAAAGAAAAAGAAAAAATAATGGCAACTAAATCAGTAAAAGCACCTAAAGGTTTTCATTGGATGAAAAAAGGTTCAAGTTTTAAACTTATGAAGGGTACTTACAAACCACACAAAGGAGCTGTAAAGATGGCAAAGTTTACAGTACAAAAAAGACATGGCTAAGAAAAAAAGTACAGTTAATAAAGCTGGTAACTATACCAAACCTGCTTTGAGAAAAAGATTGTTTAATCAGATCAAGGCTCGTAGGACTATGGGTACTGCTGCGGGTCAATGGTCTGCAAGGAAAGCTCAACTACTTGCTAAGACTTACAAAGCAAAAGGTGGTGGGTATAGATAATGGCGTTAGCTAAATCACAACGTAGTTTAAAAGCGTGGGGTAAACAAAAATGGCGAACAAAGTCTGGAAAGAAATCAAGCGTTACTGGAGAAAGATATTTACCGAGTGCTGCCATAAAGAGTTTATCTGCCTCAGAATACTCAAGGACCACTGCTGCAAAAAGAAGAGCCAAAAGAAAAGGTAAACAGTTTAGCAAACAACCAAAAGGTATTGCTAGTAAAGTTAGAAGGTTTAGATCTTTTAGCTAATCAACTCTTCAAACTCTTGCCATATAGTTTGTTCTGGACTCCAGAATCTTTCCTTCATAGTTTTCATATTTAATGAATGACATACTGTTGTATGATCTTGATTAAATATTTTTGATATAGCTGTTACACTCATAAAATATTTTTCAGATAATATATTGTGTATCAAGTTTCTTGCTCTCACAATATCTTGTGTTCTTGTTCTACTGAATAGTTGTGCTTTACTTACTTCTAATTTGACACAAACTTTATTAATTAAAGTATCAATATTTAATCTTGGTGGTTTACCATACTGACGATCATTAAATCTTTTGATTGATGCTAACTTCTTTATATCTTCTGCATCTTGAGTAAGTTTCATTTTATTTTGTGAAGTCATATAACCATCAACAAACCCTAACTCATACAAAGATCTTTCTCTGTCTGTCATGATATGCCAAGCTACTTTTACTGCATAAATAAAATGATTTGCATTAACTGATTTTAAATGTTTTTTATAAATATCTTTTATTGAAGTCATAGATCCCCTTATGTTTCCTTTCGTTTTTTTAACAATGTAATTAATGAGACTATCTTCTCATCAATTGTTCTTTGGTCTGCTCAATTTGCCATAGCAAATTAAAAGATTGTTGTTGCTTTAACGCCAACTCTCTTTTAGCTTTGAGATACTCTTCATGAGCTTTGCTCTGTTGATCCCTCAGCTTTTGCAGATGAGTCTTTAGCTCTTCCATCCTGCTCCTTTGTTACTTTTGTAAAATCCACTTTTAAATTCTGGACTTTACATTCTACAAACTCTCCATCATTGTTGAGGTCTGCAGCTTTCTCAGCATCATCAAAGGTTTCAATCATTTGAAAATGACATTCACCATTAACAATTCGTGTGTACTTTGACATATTTATACCTTTTTGTCTATATCTTTTTTGTGTAAGTTAAATGACATATCATTATAGATACTCATATCATGATAATTGTCTGCTTTAAATCCTCTTGTTGATCTAAATAATTTTAACGCCATCATTATATGACCGACTTGATGAGGTTTAATTCTTTTTTTAAGATTGTCATACAAAACTAATGTAATCATTTCTGCAAGAATAGTAAAATTATGCTGGTAATCTCCGTAATCTTTTTCTCTATCTTCTATAATTTTTTTCTTAATCTCTGGGTCTATATCTGTAATCTTTTTCATAACACCTTTCTTTTAGCGGGATGAGGAAACATGATTAAAGAAAGGGAAAAAAAACCTCACCCCACTAATTATAACTATACTTTTTTACCTAGAATTAAAAAGTATACTCATCTTTACCACTACTAGATGTAGATGCAAAGTTATTTTTTGGACTAGATGTAGAAGGTGATAACTTAACTGTTATTCCACCCTCAACTTTATTACCATCTTTGTCTTTTGTTGGGAATGCAGCTTGATTGTGCCATACCCCATTTATTTTTACACCAACTCTCCAGTTTTTCCCCTGCTTTTGAGCTTCAACATTTGGTGGACCAACATAGACAGGTTGATTACTGCCTGGTTGCCACGCTGGGTTCTTAACTAGATTGATGTATATATCGTTGGACTTATTATCCATTTTGTCTCCTTGTTGTGTTTACTGTATTGTTTTTCAATACAGATCCTGGAACTTTTGTTACAGAATTTTGTTCTTCAAAGTCATCAATGACATACTTATTGCCATCAAACTCATTTAAGAATACATCCGCACACAAACCTATATGACTAAATGCTTTTGTTAGTGCATCTGTCATGGCTTTCTTTGGTGCTTCATCATCCAGTTTTCCGTTTGCTTTACCTAATGGTGCAACCGAACATACTGGACCAAACTCTCTCCACTCCGCATCTAAACAATACTTAACGCTAACTTCCGCAAAGATTAATTTATCTGTGTAATGGTAATTAACATGATAACTCCAACCTTTACCAATAGGACCAAATTGATTTGTCATCCTTTTAATTTGATACATTGGATCAATTGTTGTTATCGTACCCCAACCTTTATTGATAGGCTTAGTGTACTTGGGATTTGTTTTTGATAACTGCTCCCATACTTCCATATTTTTTTTATTTACTTGTGTCATTTTATTCCCCATAGTTTGGTTATTAATTTAATCTGATCATCTGTTAAATCTCTGTAGTAAAAAGGATGGCTCATGTCTGGTGGTTCACACATCAAAGCTAACTTCTCTATGTCACCTTCACAAAACATAATCATCTTCTCCCACAATAAAATTTTCTCTACCATTTTATTGTAAAGATATTCCAGATGATCAGACTTCATCAACTCATGGCTCTGATCAAAGAGCTTAAACCCCTTATCATTTACATATAAAAGATAAGGAATTTTTTTAGTGACCATGTAGTAGAATGAAGTCTGTGTTAAATGTTCAATCTGCGGTTCTTCTGGAAGATCCTGCGATTTCATTTTAAATTCTTCTTTGTTTCTAACCTTTGTTGTTCTTGGTGGTTTGCTTTTTAATTCTATAAATGTATGCTTTGTTTCGTAGTCTATTCTACCTACAATTTTTTTAATTAAATTTTTAACAGCATGATCTACATATCTTTCGCAGACTAACTTATTATTACCAATTATTTCTTTTACTGCTTTTGATGTAATCTTTATGCACGACTCCGCATAATTTAAAACTTCCTCTCTACCAAATTTATCTTTGTCATCTACTGGCATCTTTGAATGAAACTCTTTTAACTCTGATTGATAAGAAACTTCGTAGCTTCTATCCCAATCTGTAAGTCTTTCTCTTCCTGCCGTATATAAAACATCAGCTAACATTTTTTGTACTGTGTTATTAACTAAATTACCAAAATCACCTGGGTATCTAAATGGAAACTTACGTCTAACTTCTTGAGGGAAATAATAATTAATTATATTTTTAGCAAATGGTGAGCTAGTAGAGGAGTAGGACCAGTGATCCAAACCTTTACCACCATTGTAAAAACTAAATGCTTTTTCTATTTTTTGTAAATCCATGTTTTTAAATTGTGTATACACATAATAAAGTTGTTGTCAAACTAAATATCTTATATATATATAACCAAAAATACTATATAAAGGAACAACATGACACTCAATGATTGGCGAAAAAAAAACAAACTATCATACCATAGTTTAGGATTAATGCTAGGATATAAAGGTATCAATCCGGCAACAAATTGTCAAAGAATTTGCTTGACAGTTAAGAATGACAAGCGATTTCCCAAACCTCATATCGTAGAAAAGATAAGAGAGATAACTAAACGAGAAGTAGATTACAAGGATTTATACGATGCCTATTTCAAAGCCACAAAAAAAGTTTAAATATAAAAGAGTTAGAATTTACTGGCAAGATATTGTTAGTAATTCAGAATGGATGACTTTAGAAAAAGCTAAAGATCAAGTGTATTCTTGGTGCGAAGATACCGGTTATCTTTTACATAAAGATCCAAAGAAATTAATTATCTTTGCCTCGCATAGTTTTGATGATGATGGCGAACTTACTGTCGGCAACACCACAGTTTATCCACGATCTGTTGTTAAAAAGATTGAGGTATTAAAATGACACATGATAAAATGTTTGAAGAGATAGGTTGTCCGGATGAACTAAAAAAATGTAAAGCTGAAATTGAAAGGCATAAAAGATTTATAAGAAAACAAGCTGACATAATTAAATCATTAGAGTTAGAAGTAGAGCAGAAAGAAAACGAAATTATATTATTAAAAAAATAATGGCACGATACACCTACGCATTTAGTAATGGAGTCTATAACGATTTCCACCGAAAATATGACGGCATTGCCATGATTGATATTGATTCTGTTGAGTGCTGCGCCAGATGTTATGAGCCATTGGCTATCATTGAGACGTGCTATGATAAAGGTCAGAAATATAAGGTTACTACCCTGTCAAAGATAGTCGCTAGACGCTTAAACATACCTTGTTTTTTAGTTTTCTATAAGAATTTGACCGAGGATACCCTGACTTTC